GTATCTTAGGAAAAAATTCAGTCCAAATTTGAGGGGGGTACGGGCATGCCAAATGCGTCAAATTCACATTTTGTTAATTTTTTAGGCGATTTTTGGTAAAAATGACCCTCGAAATTATCATGACATTTTTTGCATACAAATTCGAGATTGGCATGATTTAATGATACCTCAGGGTCACTAATGTTTGCTGGCGTCAACAATGTTCGGTGATGAACAATATATCCAGCACGTTCGTGACATTCTTCGCAAAGACCGCCGTCAATTAATATGCGTTTGTCGATGTAAGATTGGCGACACTTCTTCCATGCTGCGGAGCGGTAAAAGGAATATGCAAAGTCTTTCATAGTGCCGCCCCCATAAAATAAAAATGCCACACGTGGGACACATTGCTAAGAGGTGTGTGTGGCTGATTGGTATCGGCGTCAACATCATTGCAGTATCGACCGATATATCCGCCATAGCTAATGCCATAGCGGAAGTCAGGAGATCTAAAACAAAAGAAGTAAAAAACATGGAGAAGGTTAGGTGATGGCGCACCGCCCCTGCACATTGCCTGAGGGCTAGCCACTCAGGCGTAAAAATAAGGTTGGCTTTTGTTGAGGAGATAACCAACTGACCTTTCACCCTATCGGGCTATTATACAGTATAGCAGATTAATAACTGCATTTCACTGCATTTCACTGCACTCTTTTGGAACAACGATATGCTTCAGGGCTTCGCCGTGAATTTTATATATCGTGCGTTCCGAATAGTTCATATAGTCGGTGATCCCCATTATGTATTCACCATTTTCTTTGTTGAATTTTCCAACCCAGCGCTGATAAAAAAGATACCGCCGTTCAAGAACCTCTCGCTGGTCTGCGTCTGCTACTGCGTCAATGGACTTTTCAATTTGCAGACGTTTGTCAATCAATATCAGTGCCAGTTCCTGCTGTCTGCGTTCGTATTCCGCTATGCGTTCAATGGTGCTTGACATCTTGTCGCCATTGCAACTGCCATGACTAGCACCTGTATTTTCGTATGAAATGCCAGCATATTCTAGTTGCGACCGCAGTTTCTTGACCTTGTTTTCGATAATTTTCACACGTCTCTCGATTTTATAGGCGTTCTGCAAATATTCTTTTGCTGTCATTTCAACCGCCTTTCTGCACCCTGTCGGTCATTTCCGTTGATATCAGTTCCGACAGGTCAATGCCGTATGTCTCTTTCAGATAGCTGGCGTTATTATCGTTATCAAATTCAGCCGTGTCCATGATGTCAAACGTGCTATTTACTGCGTCGATGAATGCACGCAGGCGTTTGCCTTTCCAGCCGTACCACTTATCCAACGTACACAAAACAGTCGCCATTATCTGTTCAGTGATATCCTGCATTATCTCGCCCTGCAGTTCACTATATCTTTTCTGCATTTCCTTTGCGACCTCTTTCTTGATGTCGCTTTGTCTGACGATGTTCGTTCGTGCTTTCACTCAGAATCACCCTCTTCATACATATACTCTTTAAAGATTTTATCCGTGAATCTTATCTCGTAAGGGAAAACTGTCATTATCGACCCATTAGCGTCCTCTACGATACCTTCGGTTTGACCTTTTCGACCTATGCCCCACATATGAAATAGCATCTTTTCACCATTCACAAGGCAATGTCTTAACGGAAAAGTAACGTTAAGTTGCATATCTCTCATTCTTCAAACTCCTCCATTCTAGCTCCGCAGTTAGGGCAGTATGGCGTTGCATCACATTCATCATGCCCGTACCAACCGCAGACCGAACATACAGGAATTTTTAATGTTATACGTTTCATCATAATCATAATTTTTTGATTAACGTTTTTATCATCTACAATAGCACAGCTATGACCATTAGTGTACTCTTCTTTTATGCCAACCTTGTTGCTTGGCACGAGCTTTGTTCGTTTGTGAAATTTCCAATACCCGTGTTTGACTTCCTGCACGTCTGCGGCAGGCTGTTCGTTGATTATATCGGCGATACTGCTGTTATCACCCAGAATGCCTGTTATGCCCTTTTCGTATATCGGCATACACGCCGCCGATAATTCGTTAATCAGATTGTCTGCGTCAATGTATTTTGCCATGTTATCCCTCCTCATTATTCAAGCCAGATTTTGCTATATTCATCGAAACTTCCGACAAGCTTATCAAATGCTTTCACTTCGACGCTGTATTCATACCAGTCTTTTGCGTCCGCTTTGTCATATGCCGTTTCAATGTCCTTTATGATCTGCAAATATGAGGTATTTTGGTCTTTCAAGATATCAAAAGCAGCTTTCAAATAGTCATATTTGTATTGGACGTTGAGGTAAGACACTGCAAGCCCAAAGCATTGTCCACAAACGGACAGCAGCTCGTCCTTCGTAAGACGTTTAAGTCTCTTTGCGCTCTCACTTGATGCACATTTCGTGTCATATGACGAAAGTGCAAAGTAATCTTCTTCAAAGCTATCATATCCATAGCACTTGAACGGACTATTTCCGTTTAGCATTATTCCGACAAAAAAATCGTCAAAATGTTCTGACACATAGGTATCATTGACAATGCCCCTCAAACTATCACACTCATACGAAAGGTCTGAGAACATCATTTTAAATTCCTGTTCCTGCTCGTCATCTCCGTCAAGTGCGTTGAGAAGCGTATCATCATCGCCGCTGAAGTAATACTGGTATTCCTCGCAAACGGAGCTGATATCGTATAACTGAGATGTTATTTCCTCAAAGTTGAGCTGCGATACAATTGCTTTCTTATAGCGCAGGTTTTTGGCTTTTTCAGCTTTTGTCACTTTTATCCCTCCTCAAACTCAGGACACCCCGTCACAGTATACGAATGTATCATGCCGCCCTTTTGCGCTTCGTACATTCTGTGCTGACACGTCCTCCAACCCTCAACCGGTTTGCGGTCTATGGACCATGCACAGCCTGTGAGGTATTCTCCTGTTATCTTATCCTTTGTCGGTACTGCGTGGCGACAGTGCCAGCAGAGGGTGTGGTCAGTGTGTTTCATTCTCACACCTCAACTCTTCCAGCCTACAATACACCAACGTATTGCCACAAGTCTTGTCAGCGATCTCTGCCTGATAGAAGAACTGACCTGTCTTACTGCTCTTGCGGATAATGCACCCTGTCAGTTCGTAGCAATCAGAGCCGTTGTAGCTCACCCTGCGTCCGAGACTTTTCTTTACTTCGTGTATCGTCATAGCTCCTCTATCCTCACATAAATGCCAGGTATGTCCGCCCAGAACTTCTCGCATATCTCACTTGCCACAAGCTGGTCGTCTGTCCAGAAATCAAGCTTTGTCATACAGTCCTTGAACATCTTCTGCAGGTTGTCTGTGTCAGGCTTGCTGGTCTTGTACTCTCCGTCCTTGTGCTTGCCGTCATTAGGAAACAGCCACTTTGTTATGAGCCGTATCCCACAGATGTACTTTTCAGGCGGTCTGTGCCTTGCAAGGTTTGCCGTGAGCTTTTCTTTTGCCGCCTTGACATCGGGTGGGTCATAAAATATCGGCTTGCCATTTCTCACAGTCACCTTGTGTTCCTGCGCCGTAGCCGTTGGCGGTATCATCGCCATAAAAAATTCAGTCATCATCTTCCTCCTCGCATTTGAAATCTACTCCGTGCCACTTGTGTGACTTGTCATCATACACCAATGCTCCCGACTGTTTGACCATATCCCAAATGTATTTGAGTACCTGCGGCTGTTTCACGAGCCACCAGAGTGTGCGTGCCTTACGAAAGTCAAAATCTTCGTTCGGCAGCTTATGAAAAAGCGGTGGCATTTTCTTAGCTGCATTAACAACGTCTTGCCTTGCCTTACTTCTTGTTGCTCTCATCTGCGTGTGTTCCTCCTCGCGCGTCATTATTCAAACTACTTTTTCGTCGGGGCGAGTTTAAGCCCCCGACAAAAAGTATTGTTTATAATAATAGATTTGTCTGTCCGTCCGACAAACTCGGTAATTTTCGATATTGTCCGACAAGTAAAAAGCTCGATTTTGTCCTGACACTTTTTCGATTTTTTCCTGTCTGTCTAAAGTTCAAAAATTCGATTTTGTCTTGTCTGTCTAAAGTTCAAAAATTCGATTTTGTCTTGTCTGTCTACTGAGCTTTTAAACCACATTCTCCCTCTTCTATCCAAAAGCCACCATGCTCTTTGAGGTATCTTCCAACGGTCTTTTCGCTCTTTCCTATGTACTCCGCCAGCTCAGAAATGCGGCACTTGCCGTTCTCCTGCACACCGCTGAAAGCTGTTTCAATGCTCTCCTTTCTCTCCTTGCTTCGGTCTTCATTGGTCTTTTTCTTGCTGAAATTCTTCTTCCAATTCGGTGAGATGTCCTCTACCTCGCAGTCTTTAAGCACGCCCACAGTATCCTCTCTGTGAACAGGATAATCAAACCACATATCGAGGGGAGCAAACTTCGGGAACTCTCTCAGAGTACCCTCTATACGCCATGCCGTGCGGTTTCTTACTGCAAGCTTAGCCTTGTCTATGTCGGCCATCATAAGCTTGTATGAGTTCGGGTGCAGGTACTTGTGTGTTATCTCAAGCATTTTTGACGGCGTAACAAGATCGTCCTGTGAGCAAAGCTCATCAGTATTTCTGTAAAATCTCCTCATCCAGTTCTCGCAGATACGGCAAACAGTTTCGTCCTCCTGCTGCTTGTAAAGGCTGTCTGAAATGTCAAGCTCTGAAAGGTCAAGAAGTGCGTCAGGGTCACGGGCGAATACTCCTGAACCGCTGGCTCTGTCCATTGAACGCTTACCGCCCTGCGCTCCCTTTGAGTGGTGGTGACAGTATATGACCGCACAGCCAAGCTCTGTGCATACCTTGTCGAACTGGTTGCAGAAGTGCGCCATTTGGTCTGCTGAGTTCTCGTCGCCTGTTATGACCTTGTAGATAGGGTCTATTATCACGGCAATGTAATTCTTCTTGCTTGCTCGGCGTATAAGCTTTGGTGCAAGCTTGTCCATTGGTACGCTGTGACCTCGCAAGTTCCATATGTCTATGCTACTGAGGTTTTCAGGCTCTAGGTGCATTGCGGTGTACACGTCCTTGAAACGGTGCAGACAAGATGCTCTGTCAAGCTCTAGGTTGACGTATAGTATCTTTCCCTTGGTGCATTGCCAGCCAAACCACTTGACTCCCTCAGCTATCGCCACGCACATCTCGATAAGTGCATAAGACTTGCCTGCCTTTGACGGACCTGCAATGAGCATTTTGTGACCCTGTCTGAGAACACCGTCAATAAGTGGTGGTGCAAGCTCAGGCAGGTTATCCCACTCAGCACTCAGGCTCTCAGGGTCGGGGAGATCATCATTGATACTCTCTATGTAATCTTTCCATTCTGAAAAGCTTTCTTTGCCTATGTTCTTGTCAATGATGAACTGTTTCTTGCCGTTCCTCATAACGCCTGGCATACGGCTAAGACGTGAGGGATTGCGGTTTTGTTTATCTATGTCAAGGCCACTTTCCTTGCAGACCTTGTAAAGAAAATCAACACGCCTGCGGTATTCATCATAGTTGGGAGCGTCTATCTTGACGATAGCGTGAACGCTCTTTCCACCGCTGTATACAAGCACAGCGATAGGAAGTTCAAGCTCTCTCATCACAGCGTTCTGCTGTTCTATAGGCATACTGTCGCTTTCAACAAGAGCATAGCGGTAGTCTGTTACATTCTCGTTCTTTACGCCCTTGCCGTCAAGAGGATTGAAACGTATCCACGCTCCTGCCTCTTCCTTGTAGTCGCCAAATACCGCACCAATGTCGCCGTTACATTCGCCAAGCCTCTTGATAAGTTCCCCTGCCGTCCTGTCACAGCACCCCTTTGTAGGCAGATACTTGGTCTTGCCGTCCTTTTCTGTTTCCCACGTTTGCGTAACATAGCCCACGTTCTCTCCTGCTTCAAAGAGTGTTTCAAGATATGTGACTATCTCCTTGACAGGATCCCATTGAGCAGGCTCGGTGATCGGTATGCCCTCACCGCCGTTTACAAGGGGGCTGCTTTCTTCTGCAACTATCTCGCCGTCCCAATCGTATGCCTTAAACTCATGGGGGCTGTATCCTCTTTCCTTTGCCATTTGCACGATAGTTCCTGCGGTCACGGGCTGAGCATTGCCGTTAAAGCCTTGCCACTTGTGTTCGCACTCACCACTGTGATAACGGCTGTCTGACCTCGACCAACTGTCCCAATCATTCACGGAATAGCCCTCGTGCTTGAGAGCCATTCCCACATTGACCCATTCCTGATAATCACAGCTTGCAGGGTCTATGTATTCAAGCATTTTAAGCAAATTTGTGTTATCCATTCACTTCTCCTTAGTTCTCAGGTGTGTATGTTTTCGGGTCGATATCTCTCGGCACTCTCCAACCATTGGCAGAAATACGAGCTATCATCCTGCTTGCACTGTCAAAGCTCCAAGAGCCAACGTGCTCAAAACCCTTGCTTTCAAGCAGTCTTATCTGCTTTGGAGTGGTAAGTCCTGCATTACGGCGCTTTTCAAGTCGGTCAAGGATAAGCTTTGCCTTGCCTGCGTTGTCTATATCATCAGGGAAAATGCCCAGCTTTTCAAGCTTTGCTTTCTGTTTGTCGGTAGCAGGAGCGCACTCCCAGCCAAAAGCAGGAACGTAAGAGGACAAGTCCTCAGCCTGTATTGACATTTCATACTGCAAAGAGTCAACGAGCTTTCGCTTGCGTGTTTTCATTTCTTTGAGCTGCTTTGCCAAAGACTCTTCACGCTGTGCCACAACGTCCTCGCTTGCCTGTTTTTCTGCCTCTTCGATATCTACTGCACAGCCTGCCTCATTGGCAAGGTTTTCGGTCATTTTCTCAGCGACTTCTTCATTCTGACAGATAAGGTGTGCAGGTCTGCAAAGCTCGTGGCGTTCTGTGTGCCATAGGAAATCAAGCAGTAAAAGCTCTGTCTTTCCCTCGCAAAGTCTTGTGCCTCTGCCTACCATTTGACAGTAAAGCCCACGCACTTTTGTTGGTCTTAGTACGATAACGCAGTCAACTGACGGACAGTCCCACCCCTCTGTGAGGAGCATTGAGTTGCACAGCACGTTGTATTCGCCCTTGTCGAAAGCTTCTAATATCTCCGCTCTGTCTGTGCTTTCTCCGTTGACCTCAGCGGCGTTGAACCCCTTGCTGATAAGGATATCACGGAACTTCTGAGAGGTCTTGACAAGCGGCAGGAACACAACTGTCTTGCGTTCCTTACAGTATTTGAGCATTTCATCAGCTATCTGATAAAGATATGGGTCAAGCGCCGTGTCGATATCACTTGCCTTGAAATCTCCTGCCTGAGTTGATACTCCTGAAAGGTCAAGTTTCAGCGGTATGGTGATAGCCTTGATAGGTGAAAGATAGCCCTCTTTGATAGCCTGTGGCAGGGTGTATTCATATGCAAGGCTGTCGAACACCGAGCCTAAGTTCTTCATATCGCCCCTGTCAGGTGTAGCCGTTACACCAAGTACCTGAGCCTTTGGAAAATGGTCAAGCACTCTCTGATAGCCGTCTGAGATAGCGTGATGAGCCTCGTCAATGATAATGGTATCGAAGTAATTTTCCGAAAAGCCTTTGAGCCTTTTCTCACGCATAAGGGTCTGAACTGAGCCTACTACCACACGATACCAAGAACCTAAACAGCTTTGCTCTGCTTTCTCGGTGGCACAGCCAAGCCCTGTTGACTTCATAAGCTTGTCCGCCGCCTGGTCGAGCAGCTCGCCCCTGTGGGCAAGGATAAGCACACGCTTACCCTGCCGCACACATTCTTCCGTAACAGCCGAGAAAAGTATTGTCTTTCCCGTTCCTGTCGGCAGAACTGCAAGGACTTTATTTATTCCCTCAGACCATTGTTCGAGTATAGCAAGCTTAGCTTCGTTTTGATATGGTCTTAAATTCATCATCAGAACGCACCGGCTTTCCAGCCTCCTGTCTGAGCAGGCTGACTATACTGCGGTGTCTGCGTCTGAGCAGGCTGAACGGTAGTCACATTCTCGTCATAGGCATAGAGCTTTTTAATCTTGTTGGACTGCCTGTCCTCGCCGTCCTTGTTCTTGTAGTTGTCAACGTAGACGTGACACTTGCCCTTTTTGCCTGTGATAGCGTTCCAGTTCATTTTCAGCGGTTCGCCGTGCTTTTTTAGCCCGAGAGCTAAGAAAAGTGCTGAGAGCTTCCACTCAAACTTGTTGCAGAGGAAGAAGTTCTCTGTTATCTCCACGCTGTCCTCTGCACCCCAAATGGTGAATGTGACCTTTGCCATATTGCAGGGCGGCACTTTTGCCGACCCCTCGTGTCTTGCACGTTCGTACTTTGCAACGGTGAAGTCATAGTCCCCCTCAGGGAGCAGGACAAAGTCCCCACCCTCGTTGACTATCTCATCTTCCCAGCCGTATTCCATAAAATTATCCATAGTGTTGTCCTCCTTTTAAAATGGTACTTTCTGATTTTCTCTGATAAGCGGTAGCATTTGCTCCCAAGCACCTATCAGACAGCCCTGTACGAAGTCGTCAGGATAGTTTGTGATAGGGGTATCATAAGGGAAATAGTTTCTCTGAGATACCACAAGACGTATATCCGATTCGCTTACGTTGTTGGCTCTCATAAGGTCCGCAAGTGCTTTCGGTATGCCCTCAGGGATAACGATAGGCGGTGGTGCAACGTCCTCAAAGCCGCTGAGATCAGTAAGGGGTTCTTCTGCCTTTGGTGCAGCTGTCGGCTGAGCCTGCTGCAATGTCACTGCGTTTGATGTCTTATGAGGGGGCTGCGGTGCTGCTTTCGGCTGTGCAAGCTGCTCCTGCACACGTCTTGGCATCGTCACAGGCTTAGGCATTTCAGCAGGCTGTGTATACGCAAACAGGTGAGCTATACCACTATACTCAAAAGGCATTTCAGACGGAAGTCCGTCACGATTTTTAGCGTCCCAGCAAGGGTGATGAGTGGTGTACATTACACGGTCACCGCCCTGAGCTTTGAACTTCTTGCCGTCCTTATCCACAGCTACTGCATATGTTTTGTAGTTTGCAAACAGCACCATATCTGCCCATTCTTTCACAAGAGGCGATATCTGAGAAGAAGTTTTCTTGCCGAGTTTCAGTTCCCAGCGGTCATAAGCACCCAGCTCGTCAGGCTGTTCAAACTTTCTCATCTGAGCGTGAGCCGTAAGCACAACGTTGATACCGCTGTCAACTACCTCCTGCAAGAGATTAAGAAACTTGCCTATCTCCTCTTTCTCGTAAACATAGCCGTTGCCGTAGCCGAAATCTTCAATGCCTTTCTTCTGATGTGCCGAGCAGATAGTTTCAATGCAAAGCTGTTCAGCCCAATCAAATGTATCAATGACAAGGGTCTTGCAGAGCCTGCCGTTCATAGCTTCCTTTACCTCGTTTTTGAGCATTTCCCAGCTTGACGGCTTAGGGAAACGTCTGATGTTCAGCTTCTTTGTACTGCCCTCTGTATCAATAAATACAGGGTCGGGGAACTGAGCCGCAAAGGTGGATTTGCCTATGCCCTCAGGACCATATATCACGACTTTCTGTGCGGAGCTTACAACTCCTGATGTTATCTCATACATTAAAATGCACCTGCTTTCCAAGTTTTCGTTTCTGTGTTTTCTTCCTTATCATTGTCCATTGACCTGCCGTCCTCGATAATGATACTGCATTCGTCACCAGTGGAAACTCTTGTGGCTATCGCCTGCAAGCCCTGTGCTTCAAGCCACTTGCCGAAGCCATCAAGGGTGTCGGTATCCATTTGTTCAAGCTTGTCCAGCAGGACAAAACCGCAGTCAGGATTGAGCTTTCTCACGATAGAAGTAGCGACGATAAGCTGTTCTGCTCCGCTTATACTGTCCCACTTATGCCCGTTATACAGCAGCTCTCCGTCCTCAACGGAAAGACCCTCAAGGGGCAGGTCGGCACTGCCCAGCAGGTCAGTTTTAGCCTGCCTTACGTCCTCTATCTGCTCAGTGAGATATGTATACTGTGAACGGTAGTCCTCAGCGTCTATCTCAGCTTTCTCCCTGTCAAGGTTTGCTCTTATCTTCTTGTTCAGCTCTTCGATATCTGAGATGTTCTTTTCAAGCTCCGCTGTGCTTTCGTCCACAAGGTCTTGTGCGTCAAGGCTTGCAAGCTTGAAGTTGTTCACTGCCGCTTCATAGCTTGCTTTTGCACGCTCATAGGCGGACTTAGCAATCTCCAACTGCTTTTCGTAGTATTCTTTCTGGTCACGCTTACGCTGATTTTCGCCGTTGCGAGCAAGTATATCCTGCTGCTGTCTGATAAGCTCAGAGGCTGACACAGGCTCGGCAGGGACGTTTGCGTACACAGGCATTTCCTTTGCGAACTTAGACTTCTGGTCAGCTATCCTGCCGATAGCGGTACGCTGGTCATAGAGTGAATGTTCCTTATGCTCCAACTGATAGAGCGTATCACCCACGCCGATTATTTTCAGCAGAGTTGAAGCTTTTTCCTTGCTTGACTGATTGATGAACTTCGGCAGGTCAAGTGCAAACTGCTCAACGAAGCTGTTCAAAAGCTGCTGACCGCCTTTTTTGCCTGTGCTGTCCGTGACTTTGAGAGAGCTGTTCTTACCCGAACGCTCCACCACGATTCCATTGTTGAGAGTGATCTTCAAATGCGGTTCGACAACAGACCCCTCACGCTGAGGAGAGGACGGCTTATACTTGTCACCGCCAAGCGCCCAAGCGATAGCGTCAAGGACAGAGGTCTTGCCCTGCCTGTTCTTACCGCCGATAACAGTAAGTCCATTCTTTGCGGGCTCAAGCTGCACGGCTTTTATTTTCTTTACGTTCTCAAATTCAAGTGAGTTTATTTTTACTGACATTTTTTCATTCTCCTTTCGATGGCTTCAAACTCCTTTTCAAACTCTTGCAGTTCCTCATCTGTCGGTTCGTCCTCAGGTCTGCCCTTATCAAAACCCAACGTACAGCCACTTTCAAAACAACAGCCTGCTAGGTCGGCAGAGCATTCCACGTCATCGCTATATTCACAATATCCCCAAGTACATTCCTGACAGCGCTTCATGACAGGGTCTATACAGCGTGTTGGCAAGCCTTTCATTTGCCATCACCGCCTCTCAACCTCTTGATGTTGTCCTTGAACGCCTCAATATATCCTGTCAGAAACTCGTTCGGATAATCGTCAAGGGCTATTTTCGCCATTTCCTCTATTCCTTCTTGACAAATATCAAGCAATGTGCTATCATCAAGGTGTAATATTGAACCGGTATCTTTTGATACCTCCTCCGAGCTTGTGCTGTTGGCAGACAGTGCAGGCTCGGTTTTCATGTAGCGGGCAAAATATCCGCCGCATTTATAGATTTTTTTTGTTAAGCGGACATTGTCCACAGTTTCTATCTGCACTAGTGCAAATCTCTACCGCCTTTTCAAACTCCTCTTTTGTCATCATCGGTATCATCTTTATCCTCCTTAAACTTTTTCTCCCAGTGCTTTTCAATGGCACCAAGTACTATGTATATCACTACATCTATCACTGCAAGCACGGCTACTGTTATCAGCAGTATTCCTACAATGTTCATTACCACTTTCCTTTCATTTCAACTTCGACCTTGACCACGGGTCTTGCAGTTTCCTTCATTGCCTTCTCCAGTTCCTCACGGATTGCGGTTTCTGCGGTTTCTTTTATATTGCCGTATAGTCCATATACCGCCAGTGCGAACAGTGCCACGCACAGTGCTATGGCTGACGCATATTTGATGACCTCTAACGTTGCTATCATGTTGTTCATTTCTTTACGCTCCTTTCTTTGCAGTATTCCGCAAAGATTTCTTCGGGGTTCGCCCCGATTATCCTGCAGTACGTTACGATTTGTTCAGCATTCATGGTGCCGAACTGCCGTTCCCACCTGCTCACGGCTGTCTGTGTCATGTTCAGCCGTTTTGCAATCTTTGACTGTGTGATATCATTGTCGGCTCTGATAGACCTCAGCCGTTTGGATATCACGTCATTGGCTGTTATTTTCTTTGCAGGCATTTTCAGTCCTCCTTTATCATTTTATATGCCCATATCTCTGCATTAGGAAAACTTTCTCTGTGCCTCTTTGCAGCCTTGGTGGCTTCCTCCAACGTGTCAAAAAGCCCTATGAAAATGCAGTGTGCAGGGTCTGCTTTGTCATAGACCTCATACATCGTATCATTTCTGTCACGTCTTTCTACAACCTCGCCTTTTTTCATCTTCGTGAGCCCTTCACTATTCTTTGCAGGCATTGTTTTCACCTCCGTTATTCGACTGTTCGATAAGCCTATTATATACCATGTTATCACGGCTGTCAATACCCTTTTTATGTACTGCCCGAAAAATCGGACTAAAATAAAAACACGTCAAAAAGTATTGCAAAATATGCGTGAAAATGCTATAATATACATGAAACACACATATATAGGCTATGTGTAAATTGTAGCATTTTTATGACATAAAATGCAAGCGTGTTTATAATATCAAACATTATTTGTTGAAACTGAACAAATCGTCAAGCCCACATTTTAGCGATTTAGCCAATAAGACAGCCGTTGAAATGCGTGGGTCAACGTTATAGTGTTCTATCTGGTCAATTTCAGAAAAACTAACGCCTGACAGTTCAGACAGCTGGCGCAGTGTCAGACGTTGTGTGTGACGTATATCACGCAGATGTGTTTCGTATATCATTATATATCACCTCTAGGGGCTAGTATGCCCACAGGAACCGTGATTATCAGAAAAGGGGCAGAAAACATGGGATTACGTTTTAGAAAATCAATCAAAATTGGCAACGGTGCGAAATTGAATATCGGCAAAAAATCTGTCGGTATGAGTGTCGGTGGAAAGGGCGCACGATACACTGTCAACAGCTCAGGGCGGCGCACAAAGTCTGTCGGTATACCGGGCACAGGGTTGTCATATGTATCAACATCGGGCGGCAAGAAATCGTCAAGCCGTAGTTCTCACGGCCGTAAAGCAGGAGGTACGTCAAAGGGCGGTTGCCTGCTGGTGATAATTATTTTCTGTGCTATATCGGTCATAGTCTATGGAATAGCGCACCTATTCGGATATAGGCGGCCGACAAAGGTTGAATGGACTAATGACAACTATTCTATCGCACTGAACGACTATAATCGTGACTATAGCCACATAATCTATTTGCGAATCACAGGTGAAACCGACGCAGAGGACGTTGATCCGAAAGATATAAAAATTGAAATCAGCAATCCTGACGTTTGTCAGTTAGAATATGATGATAGCGGTGCATATGTCACCTATGATGTGAAACCCCTGAAAGACGGCTTTGCGGACGTGACTGCCACATATGACGGCGTGACATCTGACCCTATCACGATAACGGTTGACATGGGTGAAAAAGTCACCACTACAACCACAACAACTACTACCACCACGACGACAACCACCACCGAAGCAATCCCTGCGACAACTACCACGCAGGACCCAGCCGAAACGATAGTATATATCACGGCTTCGGGCGACAAGTATCACAACGAATCATGCAGATACTATGATGATACCTGCACACCAATGACCCTACAGGACGCCCAAAATGCAGGCTATAAGCCTTGCAAAGTGTGTGGCGGATAAACATACCACGCAACAAAAAAAGCCCCCACAGAGCGACCTGTGAGGGCGTGTACAACCGACCTAGCAAGAGATGATACTATAATAGTAGGAAGTACCCTATTATTTTATCATATACTGAAAATTTTGTCAAGATAATAGGAGGAATTTTACATGGCAACAGCGAAGAAAATGCCCAGTGGAAACTATCGTGTGAGAATATACGACAAGGCAACAGGAAAACAGAAATCGTTCACGGCCGGAACAAAAAAAGAAGCTGAGTATCTAGCCAACGAGTGGCTAACAGGCAGACAAAAAGCCGTGATAAAACATGATATCACAGTAGGCGAAGCCGTGAGAACGTACATTGACAGTAAAAACAACGTTTTATCAGCGTCAACGATACGTGGCTATGAAATAGTATATCGCAACGGCCTGACTGGTATCAGGGATATCAATATAGACAATTTGACGACCATGCAGCTGCAGTATTGGATAAATAGCAACGCTAAAAAATATAGCCCGAAAACGTTGAGAAATCAGTTCGGATTGGTGACAGCGGCACTGCGGCAGAAAAAGGTTCGTTTGGATTTTGACGATGTCACGTTGAAAAAGAAAACCAAAACGGAAATCGAAATCCCAACGGAGCAGGAGATAGGACAGATACTGCGCATGGTTGACGGCACAAATATTGAACTACCTGTCACCCTAGCACTGTGTCTAGGGCTAAGACAATCGGAAATAGCCGCATTGGATTGGTCTGATTATAAAAATGATGTGTTGATAATCAACAAATCGTGCGTGCCTGACAAAAATAACAAATTTATATTGAAAATGGGAAATAAGTCCATGGCAAGCACACGAACATTGAAGGTTCACGGCCTAGTCAAAGAACGGCTAGACAGAGCCAGAATGACATCAGGGCGTATCAGCCCTATGCTGCCATCGTCAATTCTATGCAGATTTAAACAGCTCTGCCGTCAAAACGGCATACCAGAATACACAATGCACGCCCTACGCCATGCCAATGCCAGCATAATGCTACTGAAAAATATTCCTGACAAATACGCCATGAAGCAGCTAGGTCAATCGTCACCAAACATGATTAAAAATGTTTACCAGCATATTTTTACAGACCGCCAAGAGCAGGTGGCTGATACAGTATCAAATGCCATTTCCGAAATACTAGACGCAAAACTAGACGTAAAAAATGCAAATAGCCATAAATAGGCGTTTAAATGGGTATTCTTAGAGGGTTCAAAGATCTCTTTTCTAAGAAAATCTCCGAACTTCATGCCAGAAACCACCTCGATAACAGCACCCATGATGTCGGCAGACGCACCGTACATCCACTTTTCACCAGGGGAGAACATAAGAGGACGCTTACCCATTTCCTTTGCGAAGCTCACAGTATCCAGAAGCTTTTCGCCCTTGAGATATTTTTCAGACTGCTCGCCCCAAAGCGCACCCATTTTCTGACCTGCGGGAGTGCCGTCAGGATAAGGGATACCGGAAGTCATGGTGAGCAGGTCGCCGATAGTGATGTCCCTGTCAGCAGGACGCTCACCGTTCTCATCAAGAACCACAGGATCGGAAAACTCAGGGATAAACCACTTGAGCGGGTGACGAGTGTCGAGCAGGCCACGCTCGATAAGTATCATTGCGGCAGCGGCTGTGACAGGCTTTGACATAGAAAAAAGTCTGAAAATGCTGTCAGTTTTCATAGGAATATTTTTCTCCTTGTCAGCAAGACCAAAGCTTTTGAGATAGACAGTTTCGCCTTTATGGATAACGCTGAGAACTGAGCCTGAGAAAACACCCTTGGTTATCTCTTTTTGTGCAACAGCGTCGAGATATTTAAAATTTTCGTACATGATAGGCCTCCGTGTTATGATGTTTGATATATAGGATTATAACACAGTTCGGGTGGAAATGCAAGATTTTGTGTGGCAACAAAAAGCCATGACGGACAATGCCCGTCACGGCGAGCATCAAACCCCTCCCAGCGTATCATACCTATGGGTGGGAGCAAAAAAATCCGCTACCATAAATGATAGCGGATCAGGTGCAGGAGCAAGCTCCTGCTGGCGGAGATGGAGAGATTAAATATACCACTTCACACCACTTTTTATTGTTTTATAAAACTACTCGCAAACCACGCATTTACGTCATTTAAGCCGTTTTTCTTGCTCCGTGTTTCACAAGCATATATTTACAATTCAGCTTTATCGTGTATAATTCGTGTACGCAAAAACAGCCGCCTCAGACCCATAAAAGTCCGAGACGGCTGTTTTAATTGTTGCAGAAGTATGTTGTCAGCACACACACTGTCTATCTTATTTTTTTACCCTATCGTCATCAATCCAGATACGGAACGCCTTCATGCCATACTGTTTAGCATAGAGTCTGCGTCCATCTTTCGACGTAATATACGCCGTGAAAATGTACATAGACATTCCCCCTTTGCAAAAAAGTTTATAAAACCCCTTGCAAACTCGAAAGAACTATGATATAATGTAATTGTTGAGAATACATTGCTGACAAACACAGTTTCGATAGCAAGTGGTATGAAAAGTCAAGTTGCGAGCTTGGCTTTTTTTGCTTTACATAGAGCAATTTCCGCTGCCTGATAAGACGTGCCAAATTCTTTTGAAATTTCTGACGGTGTCAGCGTGTATATCAGATGATCCGGCATAAGCAATTTACTTGCAAATGTGTTAGCCTGCCATTCTGGATCACAATATGTAACAACACGTCCGCCGTCACTCCTACACAACTGCACACCTGAACTATGAAGAACATAATGCCCTAGCTCGTGTGCCAACGTAAACCTGTCACGTCCACTACCATTTAACGCTCTATCATAAACATCTTCACGGACGACAATACTGTTTGCCACGTTATCAAAATATGCGTATGTATCGGGCATCTCATTTTTAGCAACATATAAATACGAAAATTTTGGGTCTATTTCAGGCAACACAGTTTCTATGAACTCAACAATCGGAAAATATGTACGATCGTATAAGTTGAGTTTTCTGCGAAGTCTGTTGGTCAAATGTAAAATGTCATCTGTGCTCATCGGTTTTGCGATGAATTGACTCAATACTGATCACCTCTTACTATCAAGAATTTTAATTAAACTGTTAATCTCATCACTTGTAAGCGAGTCAATCTTCCGTGCAAAGATAAGTCCCAAATTTGTTTGCTCGGTCGAATACCCTGCTGTGCTAATTGAGATTTCGTTTACGCTCCGGAAATAAGCTTCCTTAAGCTCTATTGCCTTTTCCGAATCCAAATCATAAGCGTTTATGATCTTACCCACTAAATCTTCGGTTGGCCGTTTCTTGCCATTTTCAACAGCAGACAAGTAGGCTGATGTAACTCCAACTTTACCAGCCATATCCTTAAGTAGGAGACCATTGTCAATACGATATCTTCTGAGAAATTTGCCGATTTCTGTCAACATCTTTTACGCCCTCCCTTCGATGATACTATTATAACACATCAATTTAACTTTGTCAAGTGATTTTTCAAAAAAGTTTTCCTGAATTGTTGATGTTGTTTTAATCAGCAGTTATCAGAAATAGAACATAGTGCTTTGGTGCTTCATAACAAAATCAGCCGACAAGGAATAATCCCTGTCGGCTGTCTTACTGTCTACTTTATCTTCTTTGTAATCTCGTCGCTGAGCTTCTTGATGAAGTTCACGCCTGCGATACCGTTCTCATAATATCCCCACTTTTTCAGCAGGGTATTAACTGCCTTTGCAGTACCTTTTCCGTATGTACCGTTCTTGTCCATGCCCACACTGTGAAGCTTGACCGCCTTTGCAAGAAGCAGCAGTTCCTTGAGTGCAAGCACACCGTTTGTTTTGTTGCCCTGCTTGTAGCCTGTCTTGTCAAGCACTTTCGCACTTATCTTGCTCTGGTTCTTTGGTCTCAGGAAGCCTGCAATGTGGTCGTAAGTATGCTTGACCTTAGTGCAAGCTTTTCCGCTCCAGTTTTGGTCATACGAATAAAAATAACTCGTGTTGCCCTCACCGGTGCAGATTGCTATGTGACCCCAGCCGCCATTCAACGTGCCTGACCATATCGCTACATCACCCTTTTTCGGCACGAAACTTGGCGTGTTCTTTACCTTTGTGAAATTTGCTTTCAGCCAAGTGTTCTTGTCGAATAAATCCCAAAAGTGATGTGCGTCATACCAGAAATTCTTGATACCTGAGCCGAAGACCTCGTTGAAATATGCCGTTGCAAGGTCTACACATTGTTTGCCTGCTGCGCCGTCATAGTTAACAGCTACACCATTGTGCTTCTTGATAAACTCATCATATGTCATTTTCTATTCCTCACTTTCGTTTGTATCTTCGTTTGTATCCACTTTGTTTTCCACTGTGATTTTCAGTTTGTGTACGATTTTCACCAAGAATGACGGCAGTGGTATACCTATCACCGCAAGATTTTCCAAGATAGAAATACACTCGTTGATGATAAACCATATCGTCACGATAAGGCCAAAGTAAAAGCTGACGTTTACCTCAATGCCTATCTGCGAAAGTCCTGAGATAAAGAGCCAATCAAGTACGCCTGACACCGCCACCACAAATATGTAGCCGACCTTTTTGAAAAGCCCTTTAAGACCGACACGGCTTGACAACTCACCCCTATTCCATGCTTTCCACATACCTGTAATGTAGTCAATGATCATCACAAGTACCAGAATGACTATAGGTATCGCCATAACACGGAAATACGCTGACAGCCCTGCGGCTATTGCTGATATTATTATTTTTGTTGTGTTTTCTTTCATTACTGCTCCTCACTTTCATATTTCTGTCCTGTGATTTTCTCATACTGCTCAGGGGTTATTTTTCCCCTGTCGGCAAAATCCTTGACCTGCTCAGCAGTGTACAAACCTAAATCATACAACCTCTTGACTTTTCTATACATCTTCCTCTTCCTCTCCAATTAGAGTATCAGTCATCAGTGCAGTATATAGCACCTGAGCTTCCAACTCATCAACCTTTGTAGCCTTCTTTGGTTGGAAGTCTTCTTGTGATAATCCTAACTTCTCAACCATCTTTTTCTGCAACTCTGTCATGTTGTACCTCCCACTTCACTCAGCTTCACGATATATTCTTCTTCATTTTGAACTGGTATCAGATAGCTGTCATTGCCGTTTTTGAACGTGATTGAACCGCCTGCTTCGACTTCGATATTTCGCAGGAAATCATCATCAATCAGGTTTGAAATATCGGTTACGATAGGGTTCGCTAGTTCGTAATACAGGATAACACCCTGCATTGCCTGTTTAAATGCGGCTGCGTCGGTGTAGGTGGTGTCTTTGACCTGAATTTGCGAAACTGTGGTACTACCTCCGTCTAGCGTGAGTGTTTTATCGACAAATACATTGGAACTTCTCGCAACTGTCACATATTTACTGCACAATACATTATAAACGGTTGTTCCAAACACACCCAAATATTTAAACTTGGCAGGGTCTACGCGTCCATAAAAATGTTTTCCAACGCCAGAAGTTGTATTAATTTTCCAATCCAGCATTCCTAAATCAACGCTGCTCACGCACTGAACGTATCGTTTATTTTCATAATCAACATAGTTCTTAGCCGTTCCTGCCGACCAGCCATAGCCAGGCAGATTGCGGATTGCTTCGGGAATGGGGTAGGTGGTATCGCCCACAACGACCTCTTCCGTGCCTGCACTAATAATCTCACCTGCATTATATGGATAGTAGGCGGCAGGGAACATTTTCTCAAATTCTTCCGCTGTGCTAGGTTCGTTGCCTTCACCGAACATGGCGGTGAGGTTGAAAATCTGAATTTTAATTTTAACATCATTGAAAACTGTGCCGACTGCAAAACCACTAATTCCAGTAGCCTTGCCTAGTGCAATTTCCGATTGTGTCTGATTATAAATCACGGCTGACGAGCCTCTGGTGATTTTTGGAGTCGATTTACTCCGATTTAGAAAACCAAAACCCATTTCTATGTTGTCAGGATTGTTCAAAATTAGCAGCTTGAAAGCATATTTTCCTATCTTGTTCTGCTCGGGCGTGACATCTCTGAAATTGATGTATGATGCTGTTGTAGTTCCATTAATGGTATTTGTTCCGCCAGAATCAGCGGTCACGGTAACACCGTTGTTTGCTTCCTTCCTTGGCTGAAAAATTTGATTAAATACGATAGACCTACCACCCACCGACTTCACCGACATCAGCTTACCGCCTGTCGGAACTGTCTTAGCATATGCCGTATCTGTATCTGTTTCAAACCTATGCGTCACACCCTGACCCATGTCAAACAGTGCATTTACCCTGCGTTGCAGTTCCTTGTCGGTCAGCTTTGCAGCAGAAATTTCAGCCGCGTTTTCAGCTATCTTTTCGACAGCGGTTGTGTAGTCATCAGGCAAACTGTCAGCCACCGCCTGTGCTGTCTGTGCGGCGGTTTCAGCGGCTGTTCTGTCCTCTGCGACCTTAGCGGCATGGTCTGCCACAATAGCCTTATCAGCCGTCACCTGTTCTGCCAATGTTTGCACTGCCTGTCTGTCAGCCGTAGTGCTGTCAGCGCAGGTCTTGGCGGTTTTTGCATAACCTGCCGTTATGTTCTTGTCAGCTTCGGTTTGCTGTGCTGCCGTTGATGCTTGTGCTGCGGATACCTTGGCATCATTCTGAGATTTGACCGCCTGCTGACGTGCGGTTTCTGCACCCTGCATAGCGGTTTCTGCCTGCGTTGCGGACGTTTCAGCGGCGGTCTGTGCTGTTTCGGCTCGGTTTGCTGCCTGTTCTGCGGTGTCTGCTGATTTCTCTGCAGCTGTGGCAGATTTAGCGGCGTTATTTGCCATTGTTGTCGCCGTGTCTGCGGCGGTGACAGCTGTCTGCATATCTGCGTGCGCCTGCCTGCCTATGGCGTCTATGCGGTCTAGTGCGTCAGTTGCCACACTTGGTGACGGTACTGCATTATTGCCGATAGCCGCACCTATTCTCAGGCGGAAAATTCGTGATTTCTTCACCAGCACATATTCGTTACCTGACAGCTTCTTTGCACATATCTGACAGCTGATATACTGCGCTGACCGCAGTATATCAGCCGTAGGCGTCCACTGTCCGCCTGTGATATCGACCTCATAGACAGTGCCGTCGCCATAGTCGATAGTCAGCACATAGCGGTCTGCACCGTCTATCTCCATACCCTCAACAGACACAGGTCTAGCATTTGTTTCACCGACATAGCCCAGTAGGGCTGTTGATGTCATTGCGTTGTAATTTTCGTCTAGTCTGATTACCATTTTTGCACCCCCTATACGATTGCTATGTAGTCAATGCTGTACGTTCCTGCAGGCACGTTGACAGTAGTTGCGCCATTGCTAGGACCCATGCAGATCACTGCGAAATATGCGCCCTTGTATACCTGCACATGGGTGCAGTAGTTCTGAAATGGGCTAGGTGTGCCGATATCCCTCAGCGACACACATATCTGCTTTGGCACAAAATCCAAATTTAACGGTATCCGCACGCTTGAAGCTGCCTTTTCCAGTGTGTATTCAATAGTGCCTGATTTAATTTTCGTTTGATCCATTTCATTGACCGTTGTTTGTACCGCCGTCAGTGCGTCAACCAATGCCTGGCGAACGTCACGGCCATAAAATGCGTTTCGGACAGTTTCGATAAAAAATGTAAGGTCTATGTTTGCCATAAAAAAAAATGCCCCCTTTTTTTAATCAAGTGTGTGATTTTCTGTCGAAATGCTCTTGCAGTAAATTTCGCCTGTTTTTCCAAGACAAAATATAGCAGGCTTACTGTTTTCATCAAGAAGCGTTAAACTTCCGTCTTCCGTGCTTAGCGTGAACGTTTGTCTTTCGCCATTATATCCGAATACCGCACCTGCCTGTATGACAACGTGACCACTTATGCTTGCGTTGTCAATGCGTATTTCCAATGGACTAATTCTAACTGTCCATTCGTTATGTGACAGCTGAATGGCACTGGTAGTTTCACTAGATGTCTGTAGATTGATAGTTCCACCTGTTATATCTGCTGATTTCGACGACAGCCTATTGGCAACAACTGTTCCGTCCTCAGATACCGAAAAGGTACCTGAGCCGTTGTTTATCTTCAAACCTGTTAAGGTCAGCGCCGTGATAAAGCTTGCAACAAGGTTTCCATCAATGGTCCATGCGTTGGTGTATGGTCCAGTTTTAGCCGACCCACCGTCTGAGGACTTCCAAAAGCCTAACCCGTTTTTGTTTAGTTGGATACAAGCCTTGCAAGTATTAATATCAGCCGTGTCCATAATCAGGATACGCTGAGGCTTCTCGGACGGATCTAGAATGACGTGACCGCCCTCTGCACCCGTAATCAGTTTTGTGGCATTTTCGATTTTACTATCTATCACCTGACGATTTCTGAATTCGCTATTATCAATAGCGGTCTGCAGGCTTTTGGTTTTGGCTGTCATGAACCCTGTCATGGTTTCAAATTTGTCACCAAATGTCAACTCCGATTGTTCAGGGCTGTCAAGGTTTATAGTGATACCCACAATACGCAAATCTTCATCAATCCCCATAAGAGGGTTGACCACACGATACCAGCACCCTAGCTCAAACCGTTCAAAATTCATGTCAATTGTTGACAAATCGACCGCAGTTATTTTATACTGCTTTTTGGCTTTATTTGCACTTTTCAGGTATGCTGTAGCTTTTGTTTTCAAAATTGACGCCTGCGTCACATCGTCCCACGTCTGTGTACCGCTGATTACGCCATATTTAGCGACTAACGCACTATCTTCGATATAGTCTTTACCGCCGTTTACAGTGCCAATCGTCAGCCTTTTCTCGCTGTCGGTCTGCTTTGCACCCAGTGGATATAGCCGTGTAATAACGCTCGTTTCGTCCACTTCACGGCTGATAGTTTTGAGATTTACTGCCAGTTCTATTTTTGTGTCTGTGCCGTGTCCGATATGTTCCAGATAGTCTATATACACTTTGCCGTCTTGGTCTCTCAGCTGTATCTCACCGCCGAATTTTCCGACCAGTTGTTCAGATATAGCGTCCATAGTCGATATCCAGTTGACAGAATATGTGTAATTATTTTCAGCCGTTACAGTGACCTGCCCCAGCTCTATACGCTTATCTGCACCCACCTGAGAATTGTGTTTTGAAAGAAAGGCTGACAGTACTGTGCGTATACCTACCATTTTGTATTCAATATAGGGCTGAACACTGTCATATAGCCAGCCTAAACGCCCCTCGCAGGTGACGGATTTACAAATCAAACCTTGTTCGTCCATGCTGTCAGGACATTTCAGTACACGTCCGATAAAAACGTCTTTGCCTGTGCTATCGTTCGTGACAGTGACCGATGTTGTCAGCGGTTTCAGTTTGTCATATCCTGCATTGTCGGGGTATATGGTAAACGTAAAACTGTCAACGGCATTGACAACCTTGACACCTTTTCCACAAAAAATGCGGTCAAGGTTATCACTATGTATCGTGGTTTTTTCAACGCCATTTTTGATAGTGACAGTATGCATTTATAACACCTCCTCATGCAGATCCAGCGTGAGCGACCCGAAGCCATATGCTGACAAAGTGTTCAAACCCGGCTGTAAAATCAGTTCGTCCATATCGAATGGTTTTTCTGTCGGTCTGTATACCTTTTCGGAAATATCAACGTTGTTATTTTGGAAATGCGTGAATCCTACCTTGTTGGTATCATCAGCAGACCGCCTATATATCAGACGTGGTTTTATCGGCACGTCCGAATACAAATAGACTTTTAGAACGCCCATAGGGGCGTGTGGAGCCATTTCAATAGCCGTCAGTGTCATGTCTGTAAGGTTCAGATAGTCATTTTCAAAACTGAAATTGTCAAATCCCTTGTCGGAAAAATCATCAGATATCTTGTACGGCTGTGCTTTGAACGTTGCCGTTACCTCAACATGATAACCTTTTTCAATTTCAGCGCAGCTAATTGTTCTTGCCTTATAATGGTAAATTTCAGCATCGTCATATAGGTCACATTCACCAGCCGACAAAATCCAGTTTTCAAAATCTGCCACTGTTTTCCGCAGGGCGGTTTTCGGACAGTCCATAAACACGAATTTGTATGTCAACGTTCGTGTATCATAGGTAGGTTTACCGCCATTCTGATATGTGAAACATATGTCGCCATTGCGGTATGGTATAGTAGCCGATATATCCCTGATACTTGGCGGCGGTGTACTGCGTGATGTCAGTAACGCTCCGAAATCGGTATAGGAATTTTTACCATTTATCGTTATACTAGACATTGTCAGCCACCCTCCTAGCATTTAGATTGATTTTTTCAGCCATAGCAACGTCCATGTATGGCGCTGTCACTGTGGCGAAACGTTTTCCGTCGATGTTCATAACCACTGTCAAATCACCGCTCTTGCCGTGTTGTGTGGTGCTGTCGGCTTCGGTTGATATTTTGTCAACCGTTTTTCTTGCGGTCTGTCTGCCTATCATGACAGGATCCATTTCAGCCGATACACCTGCAACACTGTCAACGATAGCCTGTGCCTCGTCCACTGGTTCGTCTGCCGTATCTTCCATGCCGACAGCGATACCAGACGGCAGATACTGACCGACCTTTTTCGCCATGACCCTTGAAGGCGAATGGATATCGAAGAAATCGCAAAATCCGTCTATAATGGCACTGCCTACGTCTTCCACTACGCTCCAAATTCCGCTGACGGCAGAAACTAAACCGTTCAAAATGCCCTTGAGGATATTTGCACCCAAGTCCAGCCAATCAACGTCTTTGAATCCGTCTATGATAGCACCGATTATTTTGGGAAGAGCGTCGATAAGGTCAGGCAGAGCCTGTGGCAAGCCCTGTGCCAATGCGACAATCAGTTTCATACCAGCCTTGACCAGTGCAGGCAGATTTTCTGTCAGTGAATCTGTTATAACAGGTATCAACGCTATTATTGCGTCAATCAAATCAGGCGTGCACTTGGCCAGACCTGTTATCAATCCTGTTAGTAATTGGAAACCGCCCTCGATGATTGCTGGCAGATTTTCAATCAGCGTGTCAGTTATTTGTTTTATCAAACGAGGTAACATCGGCATCAACTGTCCGATAACGTCATTTAGTCCGTCAATCAGACCTAAAAACAGCGTGATTGCGCCCTGCACCAGTTCAGGCACTAGCGTAGGAATAGTTGAAACCAGTGCATTTATCAATCCGAAAAAGCCGTTAAGTAGTGACGGCAGAATTGAATTGATTAGTGACGGGGCTGATTGTGCCAGTGATTGAATGATAGATGTTAAAACTGTGGTTGCCGCTGTGATTAGCGTAGGTGCGTTTTCGGCAAGAAATTCCGATGCAGAATTGAACAGCCCAGATATAACAATCGGAATTTGTTCGGTCAAGCTGTCAAGACCGCCACTGTCATATGCGTCTAGCAAACTAGAAACGCCGTCAAATAGTTTGGTGAAACCGCCTGACAATTTCTGAACAGCTGGCAACGATTTTGTCAGAAAGTCTGCCGCCATTCCCTTTGCGCCTGCCATAACAGGCGTGAATGCAGTTCCCAAAGACGCAAGGGCGTCCTGCAATTCAAAACTTGCACGTTCATAGTCCAGCGTTGATTTATTTGCTGACTGGTATTCGTCGTTGATTTCCGACAGACCCGAATTTGCCAGCCAATCAAGGGCATACTGCTGACGTTCTGCCTCTGACGTGCAATTCTGTAGACCCGCATTAAAATCATCAACGCTATCACCCATACGCCCGATAAGCTCTGAAAACTGACCTGTCGCAGCACCTGTGGCAAGGGTTTCCTGCAAGCTGTCTGAAAGGCTCTCGATTTTCAAGGTATCAGGGAATTTTTCAACCGCTCCGCTGAGTGCATTTATAGCAGGCGTCATTTGTTCATCGCTGAAACCAACAGCCATAAGGTTTGATAACGCTTCAATGCTGGAATCGGATTCGCCTGTGATAGCCACCAAATCTTGCATTTTTGATTTCATAAAATCAAAATTGTTGCCACTGGTTTCGGCGTTTGTTTTCAGTTTGGTCATATCGCTGTTCCACTCACGGCTTGCTTCAACGTTTGCCGCAAGTGCCGTTGTTACAGCTGCAAGACCAACACCTATGGTCTGCGTGTATTTTTTGAACCCATCAGCCGCCTTGCCTATCATAGCCGTGTCTATCTTGCCTAGCGTTGCCGTGAATTTTACGGCTTTGCTTGTCGCACCGCCTATGACAGAACCGACTTTTTCAACCTTTTTTATGACAGGCTCAACCTTGTCTTTGGCTTCTTTGAATGCCGTGCCGATAACGTGAATGTTTTTCTTCTCATCTTTCAGGCTTGACAGCTTTGACTTTGTCGTTTCCAACTCACGCTGAAACGCACGATACTGTCCTGCGTCTATCTCGCCTTTTTTGTACTGCGCTGTGACCTGTGATTGTGCTTCTTTTAGCACGTCCAGTTTTGATTTTGTCTCTTTGATACTGTCTTTCAACAGGTCTTGCTTTTGCTTGACCAACGTGACGTTATTCGGGTCCAGCTTTAGGGCTTTATCGACCGCTTTCAACTCGCTTTCCAGCTCACGGCTCTTTTTGTTCGTTTCTTTCAGCGCCTTGTCAAGACCTGTGGTGTCGCCGCCTATCTTGATAGTAATGCCCTTTATGCTACTTTTTGCCACCTATCATTACCCCCTTTCCAAAATTTTCTCGCAAAGCCTGTCGGTCAGGCTTCGTCAGGGTCAGCCTATATGCGTTATCTAGGTACTCTTGACCGCTCTCGCTCTGCCTGAGCCGTGCGATAAAAGCGTCACGACGTATCAGCAGATAGTCATAGTAGTCCATATCATCAACATCATATAGCGATATACCCATATAGTCCGCGACTAATTTTTCCCACGTTGAGGAAATTTCATATTTTTCCCCCTCCCTATTCTGCGGTGGATAGTAGGGGAGCGCTAGTTTTTTGAATTTTTGATTTCTAGCAGATAGTCAATATATGTGCGGTAGAATGTTTGAATGTCGTATATATCCCAATCAGCCAGTGTTTCAGCCGTTATTGGTATTTTCGCAATGTTGTGTGACATCAGTTTTGCACACATTTCGATTGCTTCGTCTAGCTTGTTGCCACCTAGCTTTGCGGATATTTCTCCGAACGCTTCAATCTCGCCCTTTGTGGGTGGCATAACAAATATCGTGGTATGCTTTTCATCAGCCAGCTCGATACGCAGGCTAGGTTTTTGCATTTTATTGAAATTCAACGTCTTTGGCATTTTTCTGTATACCTCCAAAAAAACAGCCCACTGAAAATCTCAGCAGGCTGTGTATTTGTGTTGCTTATGTGGCACTTATCGACTTGTCCTCTTCGATGTAGGTAATCAGCGTCCCTTCGCTGTCGCTTGGCAGTGCTTTGAATTCTGCGTCAATAACGCTTTCCTTGTCTTTTGCAAATGCCAGTTCGATGCCGCTCTGGTTGTTTCCCACGATCATGACCCATATATCTCCGTCAACTGCGTCAACGTGGTGGAAGCAGAGAACATACCTCTTGCGACGCATATTCTTTAGACCGCCAATCTTGACAGTTCTACGTTTCTTGCTGGTATCTTCTGTAACTCTTGCAGTGTCGCAGAGAACGTCAAGGGTATTGCCGTTGAATACCATGATACCAGTTTTCAGTGTAGCCTCTTCTTCGGTGATGATTGTCTTCTGGTGTGTGCCATCATCATCACTTGCGGTGTAGAATGTCGGCTTATAAGACAGGGTTGCACCGCCCTGGATATAGCCCAGCACATTGGCTTCGGTGCAGATAGTATCAACATCAGGCACTGTTTTACCGTTGAAATCCTGATAGTAGATATAACCGCTTCCAAGAATAATATTGCTTGGGGCTTTCTTTGTTTCATCCATTTTAATTCCTCCTTATTTCAAATAATTGGTAAATGAATATCTTATCTGATATTCCTTGCTGTCTTCAATCCAGCTTTCAGATTTTTCTAAATCAAAATCTGCAAACTGTTTCTCAACAGCCGTTTCTAATTCTACGTCGATTTTCCTAGTGTACAATTCAATGACTATCGTCTGCTCTCGCAGGCTTGCGGGGTGCATATCGTCTCCGCTGTCTATGGTGCTTTCACGATAGAACACGCAGTAGGGCGTTTTCATTTCACCACGTGATGAATAGTATGCGATTCTGCCTTGTAGTTCGTCGACAGCCGTTAATCGTGAACGTATATCATCCAATGTCAAATTCATTTCTTCAACCTCGTTTCTATCAACTCAGGCAGTGCCTTTTGTGCATATTCCTCAACAGGTTTTATATGCACAAATGCTTTTACTCTGCCCTTGCCGCCTTTCTTTGCGTGACCATGCTCCAGCAGATGTGTCAGATAGTAGTATTTTTTGTTACGCACAATCACACGTTTGTTGCCCGACTTAGCGTATACTGTTTCGGCTTTCCAGTTTTCGGCATACTTGCCTGTTCGGCGTGGTGATGTGGTTTTCAGCTTTTCGACACACTGGTCTGCAACCTCGTCGATACAGCCGTCAACTATTTTTGCGGTTTCTTCGCTATATTCTTTCAGGTCATCAGCGACCTGTTTTGCCAGTTTGCTGACATCAATTTCAACCGATTTCATCAGCAATCACCGCCAAAACGTTCAGCCGTCAGTTCAATGGCTATTCCTGCGACATATGTGCGTATGATACGATACTCCCGACCGTTATAGAATAGCATATCCTCATCATCATAGTCATAGTAATCTGCCATTTTGATTTTCAACGTAGGTTGAAACCCCGCTTGTGCGGCGCTGTAAAATTCAGAACGTGAAATTGATGATACCTGGCAGAAAACCTCTTTGGCGTTCGCCCAGTCAACGACCTTTTCTTGATTTCCTATCTCGTCCGAAACTATCTTTGCTTTGGCGATTTTTACAACATCATTAAACATCGTTAAATTCCCTCCGTGTAGTCCTCGTTCAGACTTAGTGCGTCTCGCAGGCGCTCGTAGTTTTTGCGAAAATCTTCACCTTTGCCGTTGAAATCATACTGCCATTTGACATAGTTTTCGATAGCCTTTTTCAGAATTGCACTGCAATCGTCAGCGTCAAAGGGAACGAACACGCCCACACGCTTCAAATCTTCCATGCAGGCGTCAACGTTTGACATAATGTCGCTATCTAGCTTGTTATGTGATATCCTCAACGAATTTTTCAAACTTTCTAGCATTCGTTATGCCCCCTTTTTTTGTCATGATTACTTGCTTTTCTTGGTCAGCGTTACAAGGCTGTTCTTGTCGATAACCTTGCCGTCTACCAGCATGACCGCCTTTGTTACCTGGTCTTCGGTGTCATTATCCTCATATCTCTTGACTGTCATCTGGAGATTTGTGTTGAGGATATAGTCCTCGGGGCGGAAGAAGAATGCAACGATTGTATCAGCCGATACAGTGTCTGCATAAGCGTCGATATCGTCAGAGAACACAACAGGTGTGCCAAGGATTGATGGCTTCATATCTCCGTTAAGACCATAGTTGACCCTAGCGATAGGCTGTCCGTTTGTGTCTGTCAGTGCCTGGATATCGCAGAATGTTGCAAAGTTCATGAACATCTTAACGCCTGCTCTGTAGCCTGACGGAATTTTCTTCTTCATATCCCACAGGGTATTGTACGTAATTCCGCTTGCCAGTGCAACGTCCACGTTCTGACCGCTGACAACAGTTTCCTTTGTGATACCCTTCGGCTTGCCTGAACCATCACCCTTGATGATTGCTGTTTCGATAGCAGCGATCATTGCGTCGGCTACCTGATTGGCAAATACTGTCTCAAAGAAATCAAGAGATACTACCGAAACTTCAAGCGACATGGAGATAGCACATCTCAGTTTGTAGTAGCTGAAAGTGATTGAGCCTGTGGACTTCTTCTGCGTGTCAGAGCTTGCACCCTCAGCGACCCATGTTGCAACTGGCTTGGCGCTTGAAGTAGGAATTGTCACGCCACCCTTGATATTTGTCTTTGTGACAAGGGCATAGATCTGGCCGTGCTCCTCCAGCTTCTCGACGATTCTCTGCATGGTTGTTGATGGAATGGCAGCCGCAACGTCAGTGGTCTTTGTGCTCTGTGCTTCATTTGCAAACTTTGCAGGGATTGGTGTACCCTCGAGAACGTTGTGCATAAATGCAGTTCTGTACTCGATGCTGTCATAGATGTTTGATGTGTGTGTGATCGCATTCTCGTTCATCTTGTTTTCATTCCTTTCGATGATATTTTTCATGGTGTCTGACGCATGGTCTTTTGTCATAGCGTTCAGATTTGCCTGTGTCTTTGCCGCCTTTTCAGCGTCATTCATCAGCTTTTCAGCTTCCTCAAAATTGCCCTCGTCGATGAGAGCCTGAGCCTTGTCAAGCATTTCCTGTCTTGTCATTTTTATAACCCTCCTTTAGTTTGTCAAGCCTTGCCTGTGCTGTTATCTTTTTATCAGCACGCTCGGCTTTCATCTTTTCGATCACGTTCTGTGGTATGATATCGCAGTAGGCCGCCACAAGTTGTGATTTGACGTTCTTGCTCCCTGCGATTTCGTCTATCAGTCCCAGTTCGACCGCCTCATCAGCCGTCAGCCATGTTTCCTTGTCCATGATTTCCAGTGCCTTTTCCTTTGTCATGCCTGATTTGGTTATGTAGGCATTTGCAATGGTCTCATTGGCTTTTTGCAGAACCTCTGACATTTTGTCCATGTCATGGTAATCACCTCTTGTCGCTGATGATACGTTATGTACCATGATCTGTGCCGTCGGTGATATATCTGACTTGCCTGCACACGCTATCACGCTTGCCGCACTTGCTGCAAGACCGACAACGTGTATCTTGACATCACCTGAATATTCACGGATTGCCGAATAGATTTCGGACGCCGCAAAAATATCACCACCGCCAGAGTTGATGTAAACTTCCAACGGCTCGCCTTTTTCAGTTGCCGCAGTTATATCATTTAAGACCCTCGCAGGGGAAGTGGCGTCAATGCGGAAAAGGTCATAAATCCATTGGTCATCACTCGGAATGATTGTACCTTTGACGTAAATTTTCATCGTTTTCACCTCCCTCACTGCTGTCTATCTTTGCCGTGTCTAGTCTGACATAGTACTGATCGCCCGAAGGAATGTCAGCCAGATTGAACACGCTTCGAATTTCGTTTGCGTTCATGATACCTCTGTCGAAAAACTGCACCAAATTCAGTTTGGTTGACATTGACGCAGTGCTCAGATTGAACGCTTCAAAAACTATCTTGTTGCCATACCCTCTTTCGATACGGCTGAATAGTTTTCTTGTGAATTCGCCAGCCAGTTCCATTACTACTGGTTCTATCTCCGATTCGTAGTAGGCGTTGTATTGGTCTTCGGTGTAGTTCGACTGCACGATATTTGCGTTTGTGTTAAACAGCGAATAAATTCTCTGCGTGGTTTTTTCCATAACCGATGAATTCGGTACATAGTCTTTTGCGTCAACTTGCTTTGCGTCCGCCTTGCTGTCGACCGCCGCAACACCTGTGCCGTTCTGAACGCTCATGAACTGCTCACTGAATTCCTGCGCCTGTTTTTTCAAATCCTCAGGACGCAGGGAGCTTGTGAACTTCAACAGCCAGCGAATAATTGACGAATTTTTAATAGCCTTGACAATACCCTGGTCTGTAGTTGTTACGATTTCCATTAGTGGCGTCAGTGTTTCACTCAGCCGTTCGCCAAAAATATCGTCCTTGTAAAAATCGCTACGCAGATGAATGATATCTGCATACGGAAACGTATATCTTTGCCCATTGAAAAATGTGAATTTCAAATACAAATCGTTGCCGATATATACGCATTCCGCACTGTCCGCAGGGATAGGATATAGTTCAGTAGGATAGCCGTTGCCGTCACGGATAATCAGGATAAATGCGTTGTTGTTCAAACACAGCTGTGTTGCAATTTTTTCCAACATTTTCTGCATTGTCATGAACTCGTTAGGCTCTTCCAACAGCATTCGCATATATGGTTCAGGGTTTATCTCGATACTGCCGTCACCATTTCGGCTATATGATTTTCTGATATGCTTTGCGGTCAGTTTTCCAATAGCCTTGATCTTTGGGCGGATACAGGCACGCACCAAATCCGACCGATAAACATTGCCGTCCCAACTATAGTAGCCGTTGCCGATTTCCGACATCATCTTATATCGGGTCACTACCTGTGATCTGTTTTTAAAACGATTTATCAGACCCATTTTTTTCACCCCTTTCCTATATCAAACTCTCAAATTCTTCCTGTCGGTTATAATAGACCACATATGCGTCCAATAGTGCCGCAAGTCCGTCTATTCTCTGCGTTCGGTCAGATTTCTTACACGGCTGAATGTTGCCATTGACGTCTGTCTTTACAGCCGTATTCAGGAAACACCATTTGTCAATCGGGTTGTTGTCATAAACGATGTTGTGTCGCTGAAACTCAGCTTTCAGGTTCTTCATCGGGTCAGACAGTGTTATAACGCCCTGGCGCACAGGTATTAAAACGCCCTTGCCAAACTCTTCTTCAAACGCCTTTATCAGCTCGTCCGAAACGTGCCAAGGGTCATAGCCGATAGCCAACGGATAAATATCTTCTTTATCCCTCAGTTCCAAAAACCAGTCTAGGATAACACGCTTGTTGACTTTGTTTCCCTCGCACGTTCTCAGCAGACCTTGCGATTTCCACAATTCATACGGCACACTATCTCGTCCACGTCTGTCACCCTTTTCAGCGTCAGCGTCAAGAACGGCTTGCGGAATCCAGTACATAGATTTTACATACAACCTATCATCATCAGGCTTTTTGCAGATAGCCTTTGCAGCATTCAGGTCTATATAATCAGCGGCATCAAAACCGCCAATGAAATATCTGAACGGATAATCTACAACAGTTTCTTCATTGTTCAGCTCGTCCCACCTCAGCCAGCCGCTTTCGGTATTCTGTGGGAGGTTAAAATCTTTGACCATAACCGTTGCTTTGAAGCTAGGGTCATCTTTGGCCTTTTGCACCATTTGTCGCAGATAGTCAGTTGATTTTATCGTACCCAGCCCAGGGTTTGCTTTCAACCAACAGTCTTCCTTGTCCCATTCATCAGGGCTATCCAGTTCATAGATAAACGGCAAAAATCGGTTATTGTTTTCTGTCAGCCGTCCGTATAGCAAATTATTTGCATATTTGTATTGGGCGTCAAAGATACCACCACGAACGAAGCCGTTTGTTGTAATGCAAAATAAAATGGGTTGCTGTCTAGCACCCATTGCTTGCTTTACCAAATCATATAGATCTCGGTTCTTTATTGCCGCCAATTCGTCGATAACACCGCAGTGAACGTCCAATCCGTCAAGGCTGTTTGAATTGCTGGCAAGAGCCTTTATAAATCCCATGTTCAACGGAAAATACAAATCGGCCGCACATTTACGAATATGCTTGCTCAACAATGGCGATTGTTTTATCATTTTGTAGCAGGCGTTGAAACCTAGCTTTGCCTGATCTAGCATTGTGGCGACGTTATATATCTGCGGTGAACCCTCTCCGTCATTGACTAGCATATCATTTTCGACTGCCGCAATTTCCGTTGTCTTGCCGTTCTTTCGGCCTTCGATTATCAGGCATTCGTTATACTGGCGCAGGTTGTTATCGTCAACAAAGCCGAATAATGCTTGCAGTCTTGCTTTTTGAAACAGCTCCAGCTTCAACGGCTGACCTAGTTTTCCAGACGGCTGCTTGCAGAATTTTTCGATAAAGTCCGTATGCCGTGTTGCAATAGCTTTGTCAAAATGAAATTCATCAGGGCTTGCAAATCTGTTCAACAGCATTTCCGAAACCTTTTTCATTTTCTCACACGCAACGATATTTCCGTCATAAATGCCAGTAAAATATTTTTCAAATTCCGTCAACGCTTTGCACCGCCTAGGAACTCCAGCAACTCGTCGCCCTCAGATTTTTGCAGGCTGTCAAGGATAATATTCTCAACTGTCTTTGCCATTGCGTTGTATTTCCCAATTAATGTTGCATACGCTTTGCTTGCAGGGTGCTCTGTCTTGACAGTAAAACCATTGCCGTTTGTTGCTTCGATGATTGCGCCCTCTGCTTTTATTTTTTTCTGATACTCGCTCAGCAGATTCTCCATGTACTCCAGCTGATCTAACAGCTTTATGCCCAGTTCTCTCTTGGCTGGCTCACAGCTATCCACAGCTTTTCGCAGCTCGCTCAAATTCTTCTTGATTTTTGCCATTGTCAGATTATACCCCCTTATGTGATTTTATGAGCCGTAAAAAATGACCTTTGCCCCCTCGGTATCTTAGGAAAAAATTCAGTCCAAATTTGAGGGGGGTACGGGCATGCCAAATG